CCGTGGCTTGAAAAAGTCTCAAAAATAGTATTTGTGGTTTGACACCTTATAGAATAAACTATAAGTCCGCGTATCTCCTAAGCGAAAAAGTCATATATACAGGATAATATTATGTACAATAATGGTAATATAAAAAGTATAATAATGTTAGGTATAAACCTAAACAGGAACTGGTGGTATAAATGTGTGGAATTTGGGGCAACCAACAAACCCGAAAAATGTAAAATCGTCACCAGCAGCGTAATACACATGAGTTGAACCTCTCTGAGCAACAGCAGTATTTTCAACATATGTAAACGAATCCCCATAAGGGTAATTATTGGTCTTAGTGTTGCTAGTAGTTAAGCTGCTTCCTCTTTGTGTTTCAGAGAATCTAATGGGTAAGGAATAAGGCACCTCCACTTCTAAGGAATCCATTGATCTGTTTTGTGTTACTGCTATCCCACCCTGAGGGAAAAGTTTATTAAGTGAATTATACGCACGCGCACTTTGGGTCTGGGCATCACTAATATCGGTAATGTTCATATCATATGTGGTATTTAAACTACGAAATACATCTGCAGAATCCCTATAAACGGCCTGAGAAGCTAAAGTGACATTACTAAGGAACTTATATCTGATAGAACCTCTCCAACCAGCAAAGGCCCTAGAAAACAATTGTAACGGTGATGATCCATTATAAGTGACATTTCCCAACACACTCACATCAGGGCCACCCCCGCCTGGCATCAATGGAAACGCTGTCAAATGTGTAGTAGTAATTGAGTTAACAGGTGGAGTTTGAGTGCTAGCCACCGATAAAGGTCGCATATATGAGTATCTTTTCATTAACTGTCTAAACGAGGTGATTTTCTCACCATAAAAGATTAGAGGTTTGAGATTTGGTGTTGAAATTGCTGATAGTATGGGAACTGTATTGTTATTTTCAGGTAAGTTTTCTATCAAATCCTCTTCAGCAGCTTGGCATTCAATAAAGTCACCAAACACATCACCACAGGGTCCAGAATAGGCTATATTGTGAGCTGTTCTATAATTAGCACCAGAAGGGTTAGCAAGTTCAAAATCATCACCGGCCTTAATAGATACAATAAACTGAACAGGCGTGACACTGTCTGGGGTAACCAAATCATTAACCACTACCATGTAAAATCTACCATTGGCCCAGGGACTGGCTTGAACAATAAGACTCGGGGTTCCATGAGTGAATCCATCTGTAGTGGATGTCCAATTACAAGTTTTATAAGGAGTATGCTGTTGCCAAGGAAATGATATGCTAAAATCTCTCCCTTGTGATAAATCAATTATAGTGTTATACGTTGTATTGAAGGGATCTACGCCACTAATGCTACCTACAGGGTCATAAACAATTGCTATGCGACCCTTATGAAACTGAGTTCCAATAACTTGAAATCTAAAGACTAAATCACCTGCCCAACTTTCGAAAAAGCGACTAGCAAAAGATAAAGCAGTAGGTAAGACACGTACATCAGTTGCAAGGGCTTCTCTACTTTCTAAATTAGGTGAAACATCACAACTGAAAATGCTTTCACTGATAGCAATAGATGGATCCCAGGTGACTAATGTTAAAAACGATTCCTTCTTCGTAAAGAAGTCCAATGTTAATTCATCAGTAGGATCCAGAGCCACAGTACGTGGATCGATAGAAAGCTCCTGTTTAGCTGTAGCTGTCAATTTTTGGGCAGTATCAGCACCCTCAACGAGTGATAAAGATGAGGTTGGATAATTGCGCATAGGCATTATGTTTGCTATCTGAGTTGGTTTTGAATATCCGAACAAAGAGGCTATACCGCCTATGGCGTTTGCTCCTAATTGAGTAGCGAGTGCAAATGGGGTTATAAATGGAATAACAGCTAATTTCCCAGCTGCTGAGGCCACGGCGGCAGCTATTGATGATACTGGTCCCTTTGCTGAGTATTCATCTGCCTGAGATTCTATGTCAAACTGTGTAAAATCAGTTGGGTTTCCTGAAAAGGCTGCTACACGTGTAGTAGGTGCAGACAATTTTACATTAGTCATATGAGCAAATATGGTGACGGTAACAATATCAGTACCACCTGAAAGTTGTGCTAATGGTGCTATGGAATCAATAGTCAAATTACCCAGCTTATTTGAATCAAAATTAGTTCCTTGCAAAGTGGATTGCAAATTAATAAAATTGTCTGGATAAAAGAACGGAACGCACATACATCCGCCAGTATTGGTTGAAGCATTCAGATATAAATGAGGTCTTTGTGAGCGCGTAATTAAATGTGAAGTTCCACCAAACGTAAAGAGTTCATTTACAGGATTCATATAGCCATAAGCAGCTAACATCATGCCAGCATGAAAAGGAGTTCCATTGATATAAATAGTAATAGTAAGGTCGCCTTTTATCAAATGATAATTGTCCAATTTCCTCACAACAGCTGGATTATGTAAGAAAAGTTCCCATGGTTTAATATTTATTGCGTACGAGGAGCCAACGTCCCAATTAGAATTATGGATTCTAACCTGACGTGACAAAAATTGATCTATGGAAGCAGTGGGTGATACTCCATCATAAGAGCTGGGCAATTCTTCAGCTTTGGCTGCAACTTCCATGTTCATTGCTGCATCATTTTGTATACATGTTGTGGTTACTCCACCTTGGGATTGTGATTCTATGATACAATACGAATATTTTGATGATAAGTCATCGACTTTTTGTACATTAACAGTATGTACACTGTTTGATGGTAAGTCATCACCTAGTCCTAAGTTATCCATGATGTGTTAGGGTTTTAAAGATTAAATAACGATTATTTCATAAGTTACATACAGTGGTTATTATGTACATAAATATCTATTGTTTCTTGCATAGACTACAGAGTACAAAATGTATTGTGAACACCGCGGAGGGTTACTAGGACAGCACCCGGCTCCCTCTACTCCGGGAACACAAATACATCTCTTTCGTACTACCAATTAGGCTCCAAAATGGTCAGCGATGGCGGAGGGGGTTCTTCCTCCTCCGCGATTCCTACTGTCCATTCATAAGTCTGTTTGTAATTGTAAGTGTATCTTTTGTTAGTGCAAAATGTTAAAACTATTGGATGTCTGGCCAATATAACATCCATTTTGCTGGTGTACATGTTAAAAATCTCTTCTCCATGAAGAGACCATTCACGCCTAGCACTCAGGTAAACTTGTGCTAAGCGTTCTTCTGAGGATATGACATCCCGACATACTTCCATACATAGGGCCTTAAACACAGAATCCAATTCAATTGGAGCTACCACACGACCATCAGGGTTAACTACAAACTTCCTTTTAAGAAAGGAAACATCTGATACATTCTTAAAGGGAATACTCTTGGCATTTTTATCTGCCATAGTATACACAATACCCTTTGTTTGTAGTGCTTTAGTTAATGTAGTGTGATTAAAATCCTGACGTGCGCTATTAACTACATTATCATCACCCAAGGTTATTAGACTTACATATGTTCGAAAAAGCTTAATATCTTCAAAAAGAGAAAAATAAGCTATTCTTACATAAAGACTATTTACTATTGAGTTAATAATTACTGTTAGACAATGCCCTGATGAATTACTACCATAAAACATGATGACATCTCCATTCATGTTAACGACAGGGAACATAATATCTGTCTTTATGCCATTACAAATAAGTACATTCCTTTTAGTGCGTGGGCAATCCTCATCCATCAAACGATCTAATACACGGAACCCTGCACATATGGCTTCCGCAGGCATCTGTTTATCGAAGAATGTATAATCACCATCAAAAAGATTTGTTTTACCAAATTTAGTGATATGATCATAAATAGTGCCCCAATCATCACCATAACAATTCATAGTAACAGCACATTCTGACATCTCATTATGTCTCATAATAAAAGCAGCTACTCGTAAATACTGTTGACGCACTATAATTGAAAAAGCCAGGTCACTAGCAGTAAAAACACGCGTCTTTCCAACGGTCCTCTTCTTTAATGACACGGGCTCATCTTTCAGACACCCGTTGAACATAGTATTAGACTTCTCGCCTCTCTCATAGGCAGAAAGAATGCTATCATAAGCCGCTTGCACTTCTTTTCCCATCTCATAACTACCATCTTCTCGTTCGATGAGCCATGTACGCTTACTACCTGGAAAATTAAATCCTCCTGAGGTTGATAACGGTAGACCATCAAATTTAAGATTACCATTAATGGCAACATCGACGGTTTCCATATCCAATGCTATTTCCTCTTCTCTAATAAAATCCAACATTGGCCGCAAATATTCTTCAGAACAGATTTCAAATTCATGATCCGTAAAATGTGGGGAAGTGTTTGCCTGCGTAGCAGCAGAGATGGTGAAGGGATCCTTCCATTCTAATGTATCAGGATCCTGACAGGCTTTCATCAATGGCTGTGTCAGGGGATTTGTGCGTTGGAAAGACTCACACACATCTCCACATATCATTGTTTCTTTGACCCTACTAGTCATAGTGGACCTTCCATGATACGATCCTATGTGATCACCACATCCTTTAGTGATCCAAGCGGAAATACTGCGTGTGGAGGGCTCTCGTAAAGGACCAGAGCGTGCATTCCCTTTCTCAAATAAATTGTAATCACCCATGTTAGCTACAGGAAACTGTGGAAAATGAGAAGCAAACATCTTAGCACTCAAAGGTTGAGAAATCAGACGTGGGGTATTAGGAGAACCGGCTACATGCATGGATGTAATGAACCATCCACCAGCGGATTCTGCTATAACAAGAGTTCCACAATCTCCCTTCCTACAAATACGGTCGTATCGCTCACCATCATATAATGTGGCAGTTATGGTGTTACCCAGTGGGTCTTGGTACTTAAATGGTCTAGGTGATGTTGTGACACCATGACCAACTTCAAGCGACCCATCAGGAAATAAAGATATAGTACGTACCTTCCTTCCTACCTCATCAGGAAGAGGAGGCAAGAAATTTTTCAATGATTTGCGAGGTATAATCTTAGATGATGAAAAGACAACAATATCTCCTTCCACAGAAACAATAGCTGTTTTCGAAAGAGTAAAGCTAACTTGTTTTTTGAGATTATTAACACATTGTCCAATATCAGCCACACAACAGTATTTTTCTTGTGGAGAGGCAAATATGTGCCCTACAGTGGCGTAGAGGCCCTCTCCTAAGGAGAAAGCAAATGCTGACTGATTGGGGGCATCATTAATTTGCACAGATAATCTAAAAATAGATTTCTTAATACTGATTATAATCTGATCATCATTCTGTTTTAATGAAGTTTTGGGCAAAACAAACTTTGATGGAGGAGGAGCAGACCACATATTGCCTTGTGAATCGACATCAGTCATAAAGGGTTCATCCGCACCAACACCTCTAAGCCTAGATATTAAACTAGCAGCAAGAGTTATAAACATACCTCCGGTTACAACTCCTAAACCAAGTTTAATAGCCTGCTGATGGCGCAATAGTCCAGGTGGAATCCTCCGTTCTAATAATGCTCTGGTAGCTATTGCTGCGAGACCTGCTGGTTGACCAGTTTGATGGATAACAAATTCAATAACAATGTGGTGGTATTTAAGTGGTGTGTTGTCTAATATGAAAATAAGAGCTTGAACTCGCATATCTTGTAATAAAGGTTCTGAAATCCTTTTAAAAAAGCGAATGGTCTTTTTACATGATAGAATGAAACAAACCACTAGAAAAGAAATCAAAGAAAATATCGCTCCAAACCATCCTATAGTCATTACAATAGTGTAAAACCATGATGAAGGTATTGGTGCAGAACATAAACTCTGCGATTCAATGGATTTGGAGTCTTCTGAAGTGCTGGGCAACGAATCAGTATCATCCTCCCTCTGTATCACGGGAGTATACCGTGGTGATATAAACGGCATATGATCTGGCAAATTCCTACAAAAATCTTTGATGTGTTCTATAGTCAAATCATCTGCGGGAGTTCCAGCTGCAATGAGTGATTCAATAGCGTGATTCAACACCTCTGTCGAATACTCGAGCTCCTCCATGGGACCAGTGATAGGATCCAGAGCATGTTCTTTCTCCCACAGAGCTACCTTTCCGCAATCATCACAGGGAAAGCAGGTCAACACATCATGTGGGCATAATTCCATTTGGGAAACAGTATTCAAAGACCCTGCCATCATGGTAGAACGTGCTTCATGTTTATTGATCTGCTTGGCTAGAAATTGAGAAAATTGGGCTCCGGTTGCAATATTATCACCAGGAAGCATTGGTACATAAACAATCGTAGAGGGACCACCAAGCTGCCGAGGAGGACAAACCTTAACGGTTTCAACCTGAAAATTCCATGCATCAAGAATGACCCCCATGTCATCTCTAACGCCTCCAGTGGATTCATCAAAATATTCTGGTTTAATAATGGGCATGACTACAAAAGGAAAACGCCTCAATATTGCTGCAGCGTCAGCCACAGCATGACGGGCATTGAGATCCTTAGTATTTGTAGTAGCTATGACTAATTTAGGCAATAATGGTATAACACCTTTATCTTCTATACTAGCCTGATTGGTGGCCATGCCTACAGTGTTAACAATGGATATCACTTCTTTGACAGATAAAGCAATTCCCTTAGATACATGGGAAACGTTATCTCGAGCCAAATCATCCATACCTATACACCACTGTTCCGCGCCTTTATATGAACTCCAATATTCATCATCAGGATTGTAAGTATACATATTTTCTTTAGGATCCCAAGGTAAATCTGGATATAATCCACTACTACGTACAGTTTGGGCATAAATGGTTGCAACCACATTAGTGATTGATGTTTTACCAATGCCGGGAGGTCCATGAATTAGTACTGAAAATGGACATCTTCTGGTACTACTAACACTATGCTTTTTCATAAAGCGAATACGGAATTCCATCAATGGTCGAAAGTAAGCAGTTAAATGTGTTTTATTAGGTGTTCGCATGAGACGTTGACCGTCGGCGACTAATAAATCCAATTCAATAAGGAGGGCTGGGTAATCTGGATTAACAGCATTGGGTAAAGCTGCGTGTTTATCATACATTACCTGAACACGTGTTAACCAATCTCGTGACACTCTATCGGTTATCAATGCTGGTCGCAAACTTTTCTCAATGAAACATTCGTAACCAGTCTCAGCAAAGGAAACAATAAGATCAACTACACTATATAACATGTCGTTAATACTAGTAAAAGCGTTATTAGCAACATTACGCTTAGAAAACATGGTATAAGCCTCTCCATTAAAATCAAGTTCAAATTGTTTAACCAACCCTGAGGCTATTAGACCATAAACCACCTTAGTGGTTTTCAACAATAGATCACAGCCGGTGAGTGCTTTCCAATGATCAAGGAAGGCTCTCGAACCACCAAGAAGAGTCTCTGAAAGTCCTTGTGATTCTATAGGTTGAGGGTCAGCATCACCAATTTTGGTGAACATAGGTTTAAAACCTAATAGATCATCGCCTAAGATGATCTCTATTACTTGGAATACTTTACTAACACTATAATAATGATTCAAAAACGTTGTTAATGCTAAAACTAAAGAACAAGTATCTTTGGCTGTTAATAAGGTATGAAAACAAGTATATGCACGCAACGCCAAATCCATATAGGGTCCATACTGATTTCCAAAATCAGTAAGCAAACTCTGAGATTGAATAGGATTCTGTTGATACTTGCGGGCAACATCACACAAAGCTCGCATATCAAAAGATCCAAATGTGGGATGCGTTTTAATAGGTTTAATACTAATAGGTAATATAGGTACAGTAGAATCTAATAATAAATGATTGTATATAATATTTTTCAAAACCTTTGGTCTAATAATTTCGGAAGGTTCGCACAAACCGCAAGCGGCTTTCAATCCTAGAAAATCTCTCAAAGGGGAGTTATTAAAGATAACAAGTCTCTTCTGCAAAGCAGGGGCGAGGTAAGAGTGATCATCAGAAGACGATTGGGTTTTGAGTTTAAAGTCTCCACTTTCAATCAAGGGGTCCATAATGTAGACATCGCGATGATGAGCTGGTATCTTAAATATTAGTTAAGATGTAAGTAAAAATGATACCCTACTTACAAATAATTGTTTTTAACTAGATACAATCTTAAACTAGAAGCCTTTTAAAAACCTGCTAAGGTTTCCCTGAAAGAGCACAGATCTGATAGAGGTTACTCTCGGTTATAAATCTATTAAATTATATGGTGATAAGAACTAAGCACCAGAAACATAAATGTTTGCCAACATGCAGATAAAGGGCTATGAACAGATAAAGTGTGCGAAGACTAAAAATATCATAGCATAATCGATAACATACAATCTAATAGGCGATTAAGCTAATTTAAGGTTGTGAGCTCCTCCTAAAACGAGTTAGGTAAGAGTCAGGGCAAGATTTTAATCATAAATCAGGAAAGAACGCAGATTAAGGTCATGCGAGACCGTTAGTTTAAGTCAAACGTGACTGTAAAGGTTGGGGTTTGAGTTTTACTTCCCAAAATAGGGAAGGTCTAATGTATATCATAATTAAATGAGGAGTGTAGGCGTAACTCCATACAGTAGACAATTAAATGCCCGGTGGTTTGTCAAACCGGTCGATAAATTATATTTAAACACAATAATGAAAAATAAACATTCGAATTAATTATTGAATAAATCAATAAATAAAATAAAATGTAAATTAAACATGAAAGTGCTGAATAAAGGCTGAATAAACAGCAATTAAACAATAAATAGTGTGTGACAGACACTAATTCATCTAGTATGCAAAGACGCCATAAAGGCAAGAAGCATACATGATTTCCAGGGGATTATCCCC